CAGTGCGTCAGAAATATACCTATTATACATTTTGCTAAGAATAAATCAATTACATTATACAAGCCTCTCTAGTGTTAGCAATTGAGATCAGAATGTTGACACTTTTCAACAACAAGAAATCTTCCAAGTCCCTTAAGACAGATGAAAGCCCTCTCGTTTCATTGACTAAGCAGAACGGGAATGTGGAAATCTCTAAGTCATGGTCACAGTCAGATGAACAAGCTGCTTTGGCTAAAAGCATGGATGTATCCAAGGGCAAGATACTTTTGAATACTGAAGGAACCTCTTCTCTTGGCAGCTATGAATCTGATACTATTACAGAATCAGAAGGATATGATCTTTCTGCAAGGATGATAGTAGATACAAATCATCATATTTCAAATTGGAAAAATGATCTTTTTGTTGGAAATGGCAAACAGAATGCAACTAAAGTTATCAAGATTTGCCCTACTTGGGATAGTAGAAAACAATACATGATGATTTCTAGAATTGTCATTTGGGTCTGTCCCACTATACCAGACCCCACAGGGAAACTTGTGGTTGCATTGGTGGATCCTAATATGCCTCCGGAGAAACAAGTAATCTTGAAAGGTCAGGGAGTTATAACTGATCCTATCTGTTTTGTCTTTTATCTAAACTGGTCAATTCCAAAAATAAATAACACACTAGAAAATTGCTGTCAGCTGCATTTAATGTGCAATCAAGAATACAAGAAAGGAGTTTCTTTCGGCAGTGTCATGTATTCTTGGACTAAAGAATTCTGCGATTCTCCAAGAGCTGATAAAGACAAAAGCTGCATGGTAATCCCTCTAAACAGGGCCATTAGAGCCAGATCTCAAGCATTCATTGAAGCTTGCAAGCTGATAATACCTAAAGGCAATAGTGAGAAGCAGATCAAAAGACAGCTAAAAGAGCTTAGTTCTAACCTTGAGAGATCTTTTGAAGAAGAGTCAGAAATAATTTCTGACAATGTTGCTAAATTGTCATTCTCAGATGAAATATAGATTCATCTATATCTATCTTAATTTAATGTGTTTAAATTGTATTAACATAAACAAAAACAAAAAACAAAACAAAAACTAAACAAAAACAAAAACGAATAAAAGAAAATAAAATAAAACAAAAAACAAAAACAAAAAAATATATATATAAAAAATGAAAATCTACAAAAAACAAAAACAAAAACAAAAAACAAAAAACAAACAAAAATAAATAAGGCTGAAAAGCCAAATTTTGGTCCGAAGACTCTTTTTTTGTTTGTTTTTACTTTTATTTTATTTTTGTTTTGTTTTTATTGTTTATAGTTAAGTTGAAACATTCTGACAATGGATTGCATTGATTGTCTTGCTCACTTTCCATTTCCAGATTTCTTAAACTAAGTGCGAGAAATCCATAGGTGGCCTCCTTCTAGTCATTGTGTCTTTAATTAACAAAGGTTTAGTTGTTTCAGAATCATCATCATCCTCTACTTTATCTCTAGATTTGTAAGATTCATTTTTAATGTATCCTTTGCACATAGATGTCAACATAGAACAGAAATACACCACAAGGAAGATGAATGCTATGAGAAGTATAACCCTAATGGTATCAAAAAATGAGCCGAAATAGCTGGCTATGAAATTAAAGGGGCTTTTTATGTAGTCCCAGAAGCTCCAAGCTGAAGAATCAGAATTGTATTGTTGTTCTTCATGTGCATACTCATCATTTTGATCTATTATGTTTTCAGGTTCTTCAACCACAACGTTGTTGATCAAAACCTCCACAGAGAGATCTGGGTTTCCTTCAGGATACAACACCATCTTCTTTTTATCAGGATTGACAGAGCAATACATTGTTATGTTGTATTTGTTTGAACCTTTCTTTATGGCTAGCTGGTAAGTAGACAGAGAACAAACATYTATGGAAATAGCAGTGGAGAAAGTCAGATCAGAGAAAAATTCCATATTGCATGACAAACCTTGACCACACAATAGGCAACCAGAGCACTCTAGCCTTGTAGAAGTTATTGAAGGCTTTTTAGGAGCCACTTTAAAGAGATCCAATGGAAGATCTACTACCATTTTAAGCTTTCCTAAGTTAAAGGATTTTTCTAAGAAGAAGCTAGAAAAATCTTTGAAGATAACAGGGATATCTGATATTTGCTCTAAACCAGATTTGAACCTATATGTGTCATAACCACATGTTTTAATGGTCACTGACTTTTTTCCGATTGCAGCACAATCCCAAGACAGGTCTTCCCCTTCCAAAGTTTTCTTTGTAAAAATAGGTACACCATCATGAGTAAGTTGTGGATGGCCGAACATTTTAACTGGATCATTCATATTTGCAATATTCCCAGAATATATATGGCTGTCAGGTCCATGGGCAATCAATTCACCTATGGTTATTCCATCATTGTGCAAGTCTGCTTGGATGTCTGCCTGGAAAATTGTGTTCTCGTAAGGAACTTCTTCTGTTATTCTAGTACAGTGGCTGCCCAAAATGCCTGAAACACAAACATCAGCTACTATAGTCGATTTTAGTACAGAGTAAATCCTATATGATTTGTCCATATCATAAACATTCCTGCAAAAGCCACATGTGGCACCTTCATTAATTGCAAAGCACCATGCTTCCTCACAGCCCCAATAAGAGGTTGGTGTAATGCAAAAATCTTGAAAGCCTGTCAAAGCCTGGTTCTTTCTACATGTATCACAATTTCCCGTGCAAGTTGAATAAAAATCTGTGTGGGTGCTTTGTATGGGAGCTGTGGTGTATTTCTCTGCAACCTCATAATGAACTCCAACACTTTTTATGTATATCGTAAACTTCTTGGCTGTTCCAGATGTTTTATCATTTAACATAAAAACTGTTCCCCCTCCTCCAAGTAAAGCTTGTTCTATCATGTATCTGTATTTTCCATCAACAGTTGAATCAAAAATCAATGATTGCCTGGGCAATATGTTCTCTGGTATATTTGTGTCATTTTTGTCTAGAGAATCTCCAGCCACTATCCCAGAAATTCTATCTGTGCCATTATAAGAATCAATAATACCATTCCTCAGTCTTTTTGTCACATACAATCCAACTGATGTTAGTCCTAAAGAATTTCCTGTATAATCAGGAAATCCTTTATATAAAGGTTTACTTTTGAAAAGATCTAGGTACTCACAACCTAGTCTGCATTTTACAAGGCTATCTATAGAAGAGCTTGCAGAACAGATTTGATTAGCAATGCAATCATTAGGACCTTCAATGACAATGTTAGTTCCAAAAATGCTTTCAATAATTTTATCATCTTGCACATTACAATAACATTGATCTTTCTCAGGGCACTTTTCAAACTTGCTAGTAACCAGATATGAGCATCCGGGAACATAAAAGCAGCCGTTTAGGCATTGGGTAGTCTGAGCCATAGACATAGGCATCTGAGATAATATGACCAATCCTATTAGTAGCTCTGTTATGAATTTAAGCAAGCCCAAACTCAGCTTTGTGTTTACAATAAGATGGAACCACTCCATGCTAGTCCATTTGTGTTTCTTGTATTCATGATCTGCTTCTTTAGAAAGTATTGGACATTCTCCTGAATGCTCTCTTGAAGCTTTGCTTTTGTTGCAGATACATCTCTTAGTGCATTCATGTGTGACAATGCACAGGTTACCACAATTCGAACATTTGAATGGGAAATACTTCCACAGATAATTCAAAATCAGCAGAATAGGATATGTGATCAGTCCAATGAGGTCATACCATAGAAACAGAGGTTTAGTGGTTTTGTTAACCAACCATCTGATAGGGAAATAAATCAGTAAAGCAATAAGTATTAATCTTATCCAAGAAAAATTTATGCAAGCTGTTTGTTTGTAAATACTTTTTGAGTACTTAATTATGCAGTCCCTAACTCTCTTGTTGGTTTTGGGTATTTTGGCTGATTTGTCACCACATAAGAGATTATGATCACCATCTAGCATTTCTTCACTGAATGTGATACTTGTGGATCCAGAAAAGGGTATAACTTTATGTTCTGCATCTTCACCAGGTTTTTTTATCAAATAACCCATAATCTTTTCCGGGCTAGTGATGCTCACAGTGTAAGGATTGGCAAAATTTGACTTGGTTATCTTGCAGTCACCAGAAAGTTTTACAGTTTGCAAAGAAACTGTTCCATTAGTTGGATAAGAATTATATGTGATTGGATAATTCCCATGAGCCAGACTTTCAGAAATGAAAAACTTGGTACCAACAGAAAAATGCCTTTTGTTGTCCAGCCTAGTTATGGGTATCACGGGAACCTCTGGGAACTTCTTCGGTAGGTTTTGAGAATTGTCACATCTCCCTAAACTTTCAGTTGTATCAGAAACACAGGAGTAAATCACACCATCATTCTCAACCTGATAATATACATTATAAGTTGACACTCCTTTAATTTCACATTTCAACAATGAAGCATTCAGGCAATTGTTTGGGAGATCCAGAACTGATATTGTCTTTTGGGTAACAGAATCAGATTTTGAAGCAGTTGCCAGTTTTCCATCTCGCTCTTGGCGAGATCTGATGGAACTAGCATCTAGCATTAGATTTGTTGAAGTCTCGAGCGCAGTTTTTTGCTGGTTTGGAAGAGCAACTGGCAGTTCATTCTCATAGGAATCATCATAAAATTCAGGATGATCTCCACGGATTATCTCAACTTTTGCATCCGTGGCTTTGAAGATTAGGAAACTCAACAAGATAGAGCTTAAGGCAATTGTGAAAAGACTCACTTTTACCATTAGCTCTAGTAATTTTATTAGTTTCATTCTAAATATCTACCCGGATTATGATGGTTGTCTGTTTAGTTGCACGATGTCTGGATTAAGG